CAACCAAGCAATAAGATGCTCGATCATCGTTCGAAGGACGGTCGCCATGCGACCACTTTGGATAGGAACCCGACCAAGCGCAAGCTTTCGATACGTCGTTCGTCAGAACTAGCGGAAGACAAGAAGCATAAGCTCCTTCGCCAACTGCCACAGACTACGACCTCGTGCGCGGAAGCCACTGAATCGGGTGTTGTTAGGCCTCATCTACCGAAGTATCCCTGGAAAGGGCTACTTCATTTCTTAGATGAGCTCGTAGGCGGTTTATGTCTGGGAACTTTACCAGACAGGTCGCCCTCCGACCTCGGAACCTACTCGGGCGCCTTTGTGTCCACTTTTGGTGGTATACTTAAGACGCTAGGTTTCCGGGTCGCCTTGTCGACTCCAGATGAGGAGCAGTCCACCTCCGGCGAGCAGAGCTTTACTCTCCGCTCCCCAGGTGTTGACTGCGAGGCCCTCGAACACACGACCAAGTTTGTCCGCTCGGTCGTCGAGGCTCTCTATGATTTCTCTTCCGAGAAGATGGAAATCATACTCTCACTGGAAAGTTCATCTTTCTCTCTTTTCTTCCTTCGCGTCTTGGCCTGGCCCTTAGAGGACCGTATCAAGAACGCAAAGTTCTTTTGCTCCTACCCTATGGCTCGGTTCCTCCGGAATGATCTTCCGAAGGCGCCGCCGAAGTCTTATGGTTATACGGGGTCCGTCGGATCTGCCCTTCTCTTCGAAGGGCCGGTTCGGAGATTCCTGAAGAACCGTATACTTTCTGGTAGTCGTAAGAATGTCGAGCTTATGAATACTCTACTTCTAGGGGTTAAGCGCGCATGCGCGAGGGCCCCAGAGTGCTTCATTGAACAGTCCCTCGAAGCCCACCGGGCTGCGATGACGCGGGTTCCTGAAGTTGATGAGGTTCATCTGTCTCAAGCATCTTCCTACCTGACTCGGCTGTGGGCTGGAGTGAAGATCGTCCATTCGGAGTTGTGTGATCCCACAACCTCTGCTTGTTTTGGCTCTACGGCTGCGGCTGGTGGAGCCTACGAGTATCTACGGGAGAAGGAGGCCTCTGGCCACCTCGAACGCGTGACTCGACCAAACATTCCCGTCTCCTATTTGTCAGGTATGTACGAAACTGGGCCCGGTCGGGTCCAGGAGTATCGGACAGGCTCTGAGCTCCGCACGACCGTCGACCTCACCGCGAGGATCGAAAGGTCCGGAGTTCCAGAGCTCTCTTCAGTCCAGGTTCAGACTATTCTGGAACCGCTGAAGGTCCGCCTGATTACCAAGGGATGGGCAGAGGGTATGTGGCTCGGCCGTATTGGCCAGCGCGCGATGCACTCCTATCTCAAGAAGATGCCTATGTTCTCGCTCATAGGCCATCCTCTTGAGATCGACGATCTGAGGGACTTGCGCCGTCGTACTCTGCTTCAACCGGAGACCCGAGGCTTTCGGCTTTGGGTTTCTGGCGACTACTCTGCCGCTACGGACAATCTCAAGTTACCTTATACTAAGGCCTCTTTCGAGACTGTGCTCCGCAACTCATCGTTGACGGAGGTGGCAAAGGATACCTTGCGTCGTATCCTTTATGAGCAGTATGTTGTCTACCCTCC